AGAAATAAGGCTCGAAGTCTCACGTATTCTTGCAGAGCAAGACACACGGACTCTTGTGGATAGGGAAAGCCACCTTATGGAACTAGCAAAGCTAAGAGATAAGGCAGTCAAGACGGGTCAGATAGGTTCGGCAGTTACTGCCGAGCATTACCGAGGGAAGGTTGCTAACTTGTACAAGGATAGACTGGAAGTATCCGAGGATACTAAGGACTCATCCTCTGATATCATGGATAGGATACGTTCTCTCTTAGGCAAAGATACCAAAGGTACGGACTCTAAGGACGATCTAATCCACTAACAGCGTTTAAACAGCCTAAACCTTGCGTCATGGTTGGCGCACGCATAATGCCCGCACGAACCACGCGCGCTAGGTTGACCCCCTCCCCCCCTCTCGCGCATCAACATCCATGCACACGCACTTAACATATTGATTCAGATTTTTACAGACCAACTTTTGACTTTTTTTTAACATGCGCATTGACATACCCCCTACCCCCTGTTTTAATAATAGGGGGGTAAGGAATCCTACTGAAGATATATTTTTTTTCTTGTATAAATCCCCTTGTCTTGCAAAAGATGGTACACCTGCCGGTGTACAATTCTGATGGAGGGTTCTTTGCCTTCGGGTCCAAGAGGAAGAGCCGCCTCTGCGCATGAAGAAACGGCTCTATAAAAGGGTGCGGAACTGGATTGAGAGGTTGTAAGACAGTTCCTGTTTTGGAGATACCCTTGAACAGAATTATATTGTGTTTTAATATGGTTGACAATACTGTAGGTTTATATGGAAGTAACACAAAGCCAAGTAGAAGAAGTCCTTGATCTTATCACTCCGGAACGTTTATCGCGTTTAAACACCTTACAGCGTAAGGAATTGGACAGTTTGATAAGAAACCTTGAGCATTCTGTTGTAAGGGAAAAGGGTCAGGAAAGTTTTTTGGACTTTTGTGCCTCTGTTTGGTCTGAATTCATCTGCGGTGCGCATCACAGTAAGATGGCGGAGGCTTTCGAGCGTGTTGCCAGTGGTGAGTGCAAGCGTCTTATGATTAACATGCCTCCACGTTTCGGTAAGTCTCAATTGACCTCTTGGTTGCTCCCTGCATGGATAGTCGGTAATTCCCCGAACAAGAAAATTATTATGGCATCACATACGGCTGAGTTGTCATTGAGGTTTGGTCGTATGGTCAGGAACCTGATAGATAGTGATGAATACCAGAAAGTGTTTCCAGATGTAAGCTTAAATCTCGACAGTAAGGCTGCTGGTCGTTTCGACATGTCGGGTGGTGGCGAATATTTCTCAATTGGTGTGGGTGGCGCGGTAACGGGTCGTGGTGCTGATTTGTTGATTATTGATGATCCGCATTCAGAGCAACAGGGACAGTCTGCCGATCCTAAAATATTTGAGAATACTTACGAATGGTATCTGAGTGGACCGCGACAGCGTTTACAGCCGGGCGGTGCAATCATTATCGTTATGACACGATGGGGAAAGAAAGACTTATGTGGTTCAATTCTTAAAGACAGTATTACAAGGGATGGAAGCGATCAGTGGGAAATTATTGAATTACCGGCAATCCTACCATCCGGTAGAAGTCTTTGGGAAGATTTCTGGAAAATTGAGGAATTGGAATCAATCAAGGCAACATTACCTGTTTCTCACTGGGAAGCGCAATATCAGCAAAATCCTGTATCAGAAGAAAGTGCTTTGGTCAAAAGGGAATGGTGGAAGATATGGGAAGAAAAAGATCCTCCTAGCTGTGAATTTTTAATTCAGTCATGGGATACAGCATTTTTAAAAACACAAAGGGCAGACTATTCTGCGTGTACAACATGGGGTGTTTTTTATAAAGAGAATGATGATGGTTATTTGGCTCCGCAAATTATATTGCTGGACGCATTTCAGGAACGATTGGAATTTCCTGAATTAAAACGTAGAGCCTATGAACAATACAATAGTTGGATGCCTGATGCTTTTATCGTTGAGGCTAAAGCGGCAGGATCGCCTCTTATATTTGAATTGAGGAAAATAGGAATACCCGTACAGGAATTTACTCCATCGCGCGGAAATGACAAAATAGCGCGTGTAAATGCAGTTGCAGATTTATTTGCATCCGGTTCTGTTTGGTGTCCTGCAAAAAGATGGGCTGAAGAAGTTATGGAACAGTTTGCTTCTTTTCCTGTTGGCGACCATGATGACTTGGTTGACTCCTCAACACAGGCGTTATTGCGGTATAGGCAGGGCGGTTTTATTACATTGAGCCATGATGAACAAGAAACAGAATTGGGAGAAAGAATTGCTGATTACTATTAATTGCTTTAAAATTTGAACGATGGCAGAAAACTTAGATATTTCAATTGTCAATCCTGAAGCAGTTGCTATAGAAACTGATGATGGTGGAATGATTATTGATTTTGATCCCAGTGCAGATCAAGAGGTGGACTTCAATGCAAATCTTGCAGAACATCTTGACGAGAGGGATTTAGATCGATTGGCAGGTGAATTGATTGGTGCTTTTGAATCCGACAAGGATTCAAGGGGAGACTGGGAAAGAACCTATATAGAGGGATTGGACAATCTAGGTTTGAAGATTGAGGAAAGGACAGAGCCTTGGTCTGGAGCCTGTGGTGTTTATCATCCTCTTCTTTCAGAGGCTGTCATTCGTTTTCAATCACAAGCAATAAGCGAAATTTTGCCAGCAAGCGGTCCGGTGAGGACAAGCATTGTCGGCAAGATGACCGAAGAAAAAGAAAAGCAATCCAGACGCGTAGAGGATTACATGAATTATCTTATTACCGATATTATGACCGAATATCGAAATGAGGTTGAAAGAATGCTTTTCAGTTTGCCGTTGGCTGGTTCTGCGTTTAAAAAGATATATTGGGATATAACCATGCAGAGACCTTGTTCCATGTTTATTCCTGCTGAAGATTTTGTTGTCAGTTATGGTGCATCAGATTTGCGTACAGCATCGCGTGTAACGCATGTTATGCGAATGACACTCAACGACATAATGAAATTGCAATATGCTGACTTCTATCGTGATGTGGTTTTGCCTCAATCTTCTCATGCTATTTCAGATAAGGTTAAAGAAAAATATGGTGAGTTGACAGGCGATACACCAAACTACGAATATGAAATGAATACGTATAGCAAGGATGGGGTTCATACTTTGCTGGAAATGCATGTTGACTTAGACCTTGCAGGTTTTGAAGATATTAAGGAGGGGCAGGAAACAGGTATTGCATTGCCTTATGTTGTAACGCTTGATAAAGGTTCTGCAACAATTCTTTCAATCAGACGCAACTATATGCCGGATGATCCTCAGAAAATGCGTAGGCAACACTTTGTTCACTACCAGTATATGCCCGGCTTGGGCTTTTATGGGTTCGGATTGATACACATGGTAGGTGGTTTGGCTAAGTCAGCTACCTCTTTGCTTAGACAATTGGTGGATGCAGGTACTTTATCCAATCTTCCGGGCGGTTTAAAGACCAGAGGCTTGAGAATCAAGGGTGATGACACTCCAATATTTCCGGGCGAGTTCAGGGATGTTGATGTTCCGGGCGGAAGTATCAGGGATAATATAACTTTCCTTCCATATAAGGAGCCTTCAGCCACTTTGTACCAACTATTGGGCAATATTGTGGAAGAAGGTCGAAGATTTGCCTCAATTACTGACCTAAAAGTGTCTGATATGAACAATCAGGCTCCAGTTGGCACTACATTAGCCCTGCTGGAGCGCAATATGAAGGTAATGAGTGCAATTCAGTCCCGATTACATGCCTCAATGCGCCATGAATTGGGTATTTTGTCCGAAATCATCAAAGATTACATGCCTGAAGCCTATGAATATGAAATTGATGACGATCAGACCATAAAAGCGAGTGATTTTGACGATAGAGTGGACATAATTCCGGTTTCAGACCCAAATGCAGCAACAATGGCACAAAGAATCATGCAATATCAGGCTGCACTGCAATTAGCACAGACTGCACCGCAAATGTATGATATGCCGAAGCTTCATAGGCAAATGTTGGAGGTATTAGGCATACGTGATCCGGATGATATAGTTCCATTAGAGGATGATATTAAGCCAACAGACCCAGTTTCAGAGAATATGAATATATTGAACGGAAAACCAGTCAAAGCCTTCCAATATCAGGATCAGACTGCACATATAACAGTTCATATGTCTATGATACAAGATCCAAAGGTTCAGGAGTTGGCTTCCAAAGCACCAAATGCAGATGCAATGCAAGCAGCATTGAGTGCGCATATAGTTGAACATTTAGGATTTGAATACAGAAAACAGATAGAACAAGAACTTGGTACAGAATTGCCTCCTATAGATGAGCCTTTGCCTCCTGAACTGGAAGAACGGCTTTCTGCTCTAGTTGCAGCAGCAGCAGAACAATTGCTTGGTAGAAACCAACAAGAAGCACAACAGGAAAAATATCAAGAGCAAATGGAAGATCCAGTATTGCAAATGCAAAAACAAGAACTTCAAATTAAGCAACAGTCTGCTGAATCCAAGGCAGCTATTGATGAAGCCAAGATTGCTGCGGATATGCAAAAAGCGACCATGAAGGATGAATTGGAAAGAATAAGAATTGATGCAGAAAATGAAAGAGAAGGTGCTAGGATTGGTGCAGACATTGCTAAAGTATCTGCACAGGAAAGAACAAAGGCTGCTGAATTGGGAAGAAAGATTGCTGATAAGTTATTAGATCAGGATTAAAAACTGATGAATCCGAGTGATTATACTTTTACTGAATACTTGACAGAACGTTTAAACAGTGAGATAACAAGGATCAGTAATGTTATTGTAGATGGTGAGATAAAAGATTTGAATGAATTTTATCGCCTTCGAGGTAATATTGAAGGGTTACGTATCGCCCTTCGGGAAATAACCGATAGTTTTAACAAGGTTATTGAAGATTAAAGATATGCACGTTTCGTAGGGAAACGATGGAGAAACATCATACTCCTTTAATATATTGATGCATCATAGGGAAACTTATGACAATACAAGCAGTAAAAACAGAAGTAGAAACAGAAGAGGCTATTCAGCTAAAAGTAAAAACTGCTTCTCAACTTCCTGAACCAATTGGATATAAAATTCTTATAGCATTACCTGAAGTAGATGAAAAGACAGAAGGTGGAATCATAAAAGCTGAATCCACTATTCGTATAGAAGAAACTGCATCGGTAACTGGATTTGTCTTAAAAATGGGACCAGATTGTTACAAAGATTACGCAAAATTTCCTACTGGACCTTGGTGTTCAGAAGGGGATTGGATTCTTATGCGCGCTTTTAGTGGCACAAGAATCAATATTCATGGCAAAGAATTCAGGTTAATTAATGATGATACTGTAGAAGCTGTTGTAAATGATCCTAGAGGAATACAAAGAGCATGAGTGAAGCAACACAAAAAGCTGAAGAATTTGAAGGATTGCCTTCTCCACAAGAAGTTCAAGTCCCTCAACCTGATAAAGACCTTGAGATAGATGTTATTGATGACCGACCAGAAGAGGATCAAAAGCCTAGAAGGGTTGCCATTGATAGTGATGTTGATGAGGAAATAGAAGGAATTGGTGATCGTACTAAAAAACGTATTGACAAGTTGAAATACGATTATCACGAAGAAAGGCGCGAGAAGGAACAGGCTAACAGGACGCGTGATGAAGCAATATACTTTGCTAAAAATATTCAAGCAGAAAATGAAAACTTAAAAAATACTGTAGCCAGAAGTGAGGGAGCATTGCTTAACAGTCTCAAGACTCGTAGTGATACGGAAATTGATGCTGCAAAGGCAGAGTATAAATCAGCTTATGAATCTGGTGATACAGATAAGTTATTGGCAGCACAGGAAAAGTTGCAATCAGCATATGCTGATAAGAACTATGTAGAAAATTACGTTCCTACTGCTCCTCAAGCCAACTTGCAACAAGCTATTCCACAACAGAATGTTCAGCAACAACCTCCAGTTAATGGACAGCAACAACAGCTTGATCCAAAGGCAGTGGAATATATCAGGAATAATAATTGGTTTGAACAAGAAGGTAATGAAGATATGACAGCATTGGCTTATGGGATGCACTCCAAATTAGTTAGACAAGGAGTTGATCCTATAAGGGATGCAGATAAGTATTATAATGAAATTGATAATGCTATAAGAACAAGATTTCCAGAACGTTTCGAGGCGAATACTGCAACGTCTCGGAGACCATCGACTGTGGTAGCCCCAGCCAATAGGACTGGGCAAAAACAGCGCAGAGTGCAGTTAACAAAAACACAAGTTGACCTCGCCAGAAGACTTGGGCTTACGCCAGAACAATATGCAACTCAGTATGCAAAGGAGTTACAAAATGGATGAGTTAAATGAAAAGCGCACTCCACGCTCATTGGAGACAAGAGAAAAAAATGAGCGAAGTAAACCTTGGACCCCTCCAAACTTGCTTCCCGATCCCACTCCTCAATCTGGATATGTTTATCGTTGGATCAGAACCAGTGCTGCTGGTCAATCTGACAATTTAAATGTATCTACAAGATTCAGGGAAGGTTGGGAGCCTGTTAGAGCAGAGGACCATCCAGAATTGGAAATAGTAGTTGATAAAGACTCTAAATATCCAAACTGTATAGAAGTAGGTGGACTTCTCTTATGTAAAGCACCTGAAGAAGAAGTTGCTAGTCGAAAGAAATATTATCAAGATTTAGCAGAACGACAGATGAGTGCTGTAGATTCAACATACATGAAGGAAGAAAATCCTGCTATGCCGATGTTTAAAGAGAGAAAAACCAAGGTTACTTTTGGGAAGGGTGGTCAATAATTAATTTTATTGATTACTTTGAATATTAATATTGTATTTAAGGAAAGAAAAATATGCCTAGTACAGCGACACCTTATGGTGCTAGACCTGTTGGAACCACAAGTTCCAGTGGATCTTTTTCCGCTAAAGTACGCCACTATCAAATTGCTAGTGCGTACGACACAAGTATATTCTTTGGTGATTTTGTTAAGTTAGTAACTGCCGGTACTGTTGAAAAAGACGAAGGTACTACTACTGCTACACCAATTGGAATATTCATGGGCTGCACATATACTGACCCTAATACAAGCCAAAAGACGTTTGCCCAAATGTGGACTGCCGACGTAGTAGCATCTGATGCTTATGCGTATGTAATTGATGATCCAGATGTTATTTTCGAAATGCAATGTGACGGCTCTGCCGCACAAACAACTCTCGGAAGTAATGTTGCGATTACTCAAACAGCAGG